GGATGTGTACGCTGATACACAAAATACGGTACCCCCTATATATTACTTTGAGAATAAGGGCCCTATACACCCCTCTCTATATGCTCCCCTGTATATGCCTATGGGTATATATAGCCCTCTATTATATACACTCTCCCCTTCCTTATTTTAAAATAAAAGTTTGGTAAAAAAATGTATCAGTGTATCAGTATAAGTCTAGCATTGAAATCATTGGGAAAACCCCTGATACAGACCATGTATCACAACATGTATCGGGTAATAATATCAATATGTTACAATCCATTTTGATACATTGCATCACTACGCAACCGGACCTCAGCCATTCCGCTAGGATGCCTTGACGGCAATTCACCGGAAGACTATTGATGAGGTCTATGAAGAAGGAGTTTACATGGTGACAAACTTTTATCTGGCAGGACCGCTGGCGCGGACGATGGAGAACCCGGACGAGTTTCTTTATCAGCGAGCTATGGGGTACGCCGGATCGATCAACGCGCTGGCCAAGCACATGGGTGTTGAGAGGGATACCGTTTACGGATGGCTGATCGGAAAAGTTCCGAAGAAGCCCAACCTGGAAAAGCTTAGAAAATACGTGGCTGACAACGAAGCGCGAGAATTCTCGTAAACAACTGTTGACAATTTAATTCCCCTGGGCTAGTTAGGGTATATCGGAAACCCTTTCGCCCAGGAGCCTCCCCATGTTCACTTCAAACCGCGCCCGCACCTTTAACGTCTTCCCCTTCGTGTCCACCGGAAAGTTCCGCTTCCTTACCGCCATCAAGTTTGAGGAAGTGCGATCCATGTTCGGAGACATCCTTGGTGGGGACGGCAAGAAGGTCTGCCGTGGTGAGGGGGCTGCACAGCTTATGGAGCACGGCCAGCGAGAGTTGAACGTCAAGCGGGCAAAGGAGATTGCCAAGTATATCCGCGATAACAAGCGCGGGTTCGTCCTGCCTCCTATCGTGATTTCTATCGGCTGCGATTTCGATGAGGAGATCTCAAAGGCTGACTTCGCAGCGGGCCATGGGAAATTGAACATCCACGAGGGCGCAAAGCTGCACATTATTGACGGCCAGCACCGAACCGCTGGGGTGATCATGGCTCTGCGGGAAGATCCCTCCTTGGCCCTGGAAAGCCTGCCGGTTTACATCGTGTGCAATAGCGAGAGGCAGGACGACCGCCAGCACTTTGCCGACATTAACGCGACTCCCTGCAAAGTTCCCCTGGGCAAGAACGTCCTCTTCAATGGCCGCGACAAGCACGCGGCATGGGTTCAGAACCTCGATTCCCACGAATCCAAGGCACGCATTGAATGGAAGAAGCCGAACGCCAAGCTCCCGCAGACACACAGCGTCCCTGGCCTCTACGCGATGGCAAAGGAGTGCAAGAGTGAGCAGGTGTTCCACGAGGTGTTTGGGGCCATGTCCCGCACCCCCGCGCAGGAGAATGGGATCTTTCACAGTATCGTGGTGCAGACCGCGCTTGCCCGCTTGCTGGACTCCTATTATCGCAAGTGCGACTACCACAGCGATCAGCTGGTGGATATGCTGTGGGCCAAAGGGGATTTCTCACGAGACGCTTGGGAGGGCGTGTGCGTTCTTAACGGGGCGTTGTCCAAGTCTGCCAAGCTGGTGAACGACACATACCAGAAACTTCGTGAGATGCTTGAGGATATTGAGGAACAGCAACGCACAGGGGCCAAGCGCGTGCGCCGAGTGTAAAAACTTGTAAACAGTTGTTGACAAACTTCTCTGCCTGCGTTAATCAATATTCATTGAAGAAACACACACGGGAAGGGAACGAAAATGAAAAGCAACAAAGAAATCAAGCAAGCCCTGGTCAAGACTCTGAACCTGAAACCTTCCCAAGTGTCCGTGTCTTCTCCCCATCACTGCTCAACAGATGTGCGCGTCCACCTGACGGATCGCGTGATCCCCCTCTCGAAGATCTCCGCTATCGCAAAGCAGGGTGAGAAGATCGGCCGCTGCCAGTACACAGGGGACATCCTGCAAGGCGGAAATCACTTTGTATCCACGCGGTACGGAAAGATCTCCGCAGACCTTCAGACCCTCGTGTGGGCTATGTTCGACCGCGCCTTGTCCATGTGCGGGAATGTTGACCGCTGGTTTGAGGCAAGGCATCACTTTCCTTCTTCTTGCGCTTGGGCTATTGAAGGTGTGAAAGACTTGGAGATGTTCAAAGAGTTTACAGATAGTGACTTTCTAAACCTCGCTGACGAGTATGCACAAGCTGAGGTCAGCGCGTATTTAAATACGGGGAAGAGATGATAAAGGGAATTGACCGAGGCCTTAACGGGTCTCACCTATTTTCTATCGAGAACATGCTATTGGTACTAAAAAACCTGGGGATAAATCTCAAATTTGTTGGCGATGAGGCATTGAAGGAATCCGGGGATCGATTGTTCCCACCGGATATTGCCCGCATCGAGGCCGAACTGGATCGCCTCATGATTCAGAAGTCCGGGAACGTCTTGCAGTATCTTCTCATCATTGCAGAGCACGGAGGCACGCCCAAGAGTACGAGTGAGCACGTTCTCTCCGATGCCGATATTGCTGCAGCCTACCGCAGGACGAGGCTAAGTCTCGGCATGTACCACGAGCACCCCGACTGCGTGAGGATTGCTTACGAGTGGCTAGATGCACAGGTCACGGTAAAGAAACCCCGCACAGATATGTGGAGGCCCCAAACCAAGCACCACGTCGAGAACTGGGGGAAGTGCTATGTGTCCACATCCGATGTGGAGGTGGCTGCGGAACTCCATCCGCGCATCTGTGGGGATTACCCGGCGTTCAATTTGAGCAAGAGACTCACCCATCCCAAGGGGCCTCGCCTGTGGAACATAGATGAGGCAGGCAGACACATGGGATATACAAGCAACTATGACTATCCCATCTTTGAACCTTGGACGGATGAGGAGATGGCAATACAGGACGGTGCGGAATGACCTACAGACACGCCCAGTTTATAACGCTAATTATGTCAGTTATTGCGATTCTTATAATTTGCTCTATCACGTTCGTGCTTAATAACGACAAAGCCAGCGGAGAGCAGCCACACAAGCCTGTGAAATGCTTTCCCCCTCCCGATGTTGTTTGTACTGGCGAGGTCCATTTTGGGGATAGGGGAATGTCCGTTCTGGGGTGCAATCTTTACGGCGAGACTGTGACTTTGCAATGCTCCAATGGCCTCTGTTGCGCTTTCAAGCCGGGGGATGAATAGATGACCTCGGAGATTGTAACTGCGGACGCTGTTCTTGACGCCTTGCTAGAACTCCGCGAGCGCACCAAGAGGGCAGAGGATAGAGCTATTTTTGAGCAGAGTGTGAATTATGAGATGCTCAAAAGATATGAAGAGGTGCGCCTATTTGTGGAGCGGCTCGCAGAGGAGCATTGTATGCGTCCCCAGCCGGTGCGCCCTCCTGCAAAGAAAAACTGTGGGCTCTTCTGGCCATGTGAGGCGCGGAAGTTCCGCATGATTAGAGGGGATTCCAAATGAGCGTAGAGGACCACTTGAAGCTCTTGCAGGTTGAGGATCTTCCTCCCAGCGTGCGACAGATAATTGAGGATTACGAGGAGGAGCTGCGGAAGCTCCGCTGGCAGTTGCACGCCGTCAACGGGAATCTCGAACACGCCAAGAAGAGCTTGCGCATTGCCAGGGCTACCATAAACGTGCTGCGTGGGGTGATTCAGGATGGCAAGCACATCTCAGATATGCGGGAGAAGCTGAAGCGCAAGGCCATAGGCGATGAGGAGGATACTCTGCGCTTCGATATTATCGAACACCGTGTCACCTATGGCGGCCCAGGTTCCGACGCGAGGACCATCCACAAGAATGTAGGCTACCGCGTCGTGAGGGAATTCTTCAAGGGTGTGGAGCTGGTGGAGAAGCGCTCCCCATTTCAGGAAAGGTTCAGAACTAAAGAGGATTCTATGGGGTGCTATTCCTTTTATAAGATTCAAGTCTGCGAGCTGTGAAATATATGTAAACAACTGTTGACAATCATTTCGGGCTGGGCTACACATTCTTTGTGGACAACAACCGGAACGGAGATAATAAATGCGCCTCCAAGGATCACTCACCAATCGCCTTATGGAAAACAGCAAGCCCGCTGCCCCCGCTGTGGGGATGGGCTGCACACTTATCCTTTACACAGACCGCCATCCCTATACGGTGGTAGAGGTGCCGTCGCCCACCCGGATAATTATTCAACGGGATACCGCAATACGCACAGACAAGAACGGCCAATCGGATTCGCAGACGTACCGCTATGAACGCAACCCCGATGGGGAGAAATTGATCGTGACGCTGCGGAAAGATGGGCGGTGGAAGGTGCTCAAAGCTGGGCAAGTCGTGGCGCTGGGGCACAGGGAACAGCACTACGATTTTTCTTTCTGAAGATTATTGTAAACAGTTGTTGACAAGTCGCTCCCGTTGGGCTAGATATTGTTTATCGAAGAAGGAGAACCCCAATGGCTACGAAACTGCAAGAACTTAAAGAGACCGCCCGGAAGATGGGCGCTGAGGGATACGCCAAGGGCAAGAAGGCACCCGCGCAGGATGCAGCCCTGCTTGCCATGGTGTTCAAAGACAACACGCTTACGCACCACGCCAAGATCGCCCTTATGGACGCTTGGAATTCAGGATGGTCGGCAGCGCATCACGCAGCAACCCCATTTAATTTTTAAGGAGAATTGCTATGGCACGGGCATACGCTTGGCTTGCAGAGTACATGGGGCCGACCGCAACAGAGGAGCAAGCATATAGTTTTGGAAGGTTCTTGGCAGGGCAGTTTTTCTCAGTGCCGGAGCTATGCCCATCCAGGGGAACCCAGGAGATTACAGACTTTGACGGCAATCCCATCTCCGAGGATGAATGGGCCTGTCTTCTGGGCGAGTGGTCTAAGGAGCACGAAGAGATTACAGCGTAAGCGGGGGTTACTGGATGACAGCACGAGCAGACGCGCTTGCCCATGCCTTTCACATCTACGCCCAGATCTATAAAGAAAAGGGAACGTCTTTTGATGAGAAGTTTCCAGGCGTGTGGGATAGGTTCTGGACGATGCATGAAAGGCACAAGCTCAAAGAGTGCGAGGCCATTCTAAAAGAAATAGCTACGAAACTGCAGGAGGATTCCAATGGCTGGAGCGCGAGAGATAGCGAGGGCCATCCGTGAGGGCGTGATCTCTGAGATGATCGCCCGAGGGTTGGAGTTCGACCAGGAGACTTATGCCAGGGCGTATGCCAAGTACAGACGCATGTGTGACCAGTATTCGGATTTCCACACATATACAGCAGAGCGGGGGATTGACGGAGCCATCGGCAACGTCATCTCCTTTTTCGCGGAGTGCAAGGCAGGTGTGGCAAGCACAGAGAACCGCGAGCGACACAATAACTATCGGAGGCAATGATGAGGTTTGTTCGATTTAAAGATGTTGAGGGTAAGGATGTTTTTGTTAATCCTGATCGTGTTGATTGTATTCTCCTCGGTGAGAAGGGCACCCTGATTTTCATTGGAGGAAGCGACATGCCCACAGGAGTATCGGGGAGCCCCGAAGAGGCTGCTGTGATGCTTATAACGGGGATGTTCCAATGAGCAAAACCATAGTCTATATCGACTTTCACACGTCGGAGACAGTGTTGGCAGATTCCGATGACTTTATCCTGCGTGCCGGGGATCTGATTCACGTCAGCGGGAGCGATTGGGAATGCATCCAGATCCGCTACCGTCCAGCTCTCCGCACTGTGGAAGTGTTCCTAGCTAAGAAGCCGTAAACAACTGTTGACTGTACTCCCTCGGCTGTGCTAGGCTCTCCCCGAACCCAATCACAGCGAGGAAACAATGGCAATCCGTAAATCTGAGGCTGTCGCCGCAGCCCTCGCCTACTGCCAACAGCTCCGAACCAAGGGCATGGCAACAGTGACGCGAGACGAAATAATGCGCACCAGCAATCCATCCCACACCAAGGACATTCTGAGCGGGGTTGAGTCCTCCCGCCTTGGGAGCTTTACGCTCTACAGTGTGGCCTCTATCCTCAACAAATATAAAGCACTTCAGGAGTTCCAATGCCGCGCCCTCCCATGAGCCGTGCCCAGGGTCTAGACCTCGCCCTGGCTTACGTTCTCGAATTGAAAAAGAGAGGTGTAACCACTTTTAAAAGCTCTGATTTGATGGACAATATCAACTGCCACAACCAAATCGCTACCTATCTCACCCGAGGGGTTTCGGTGACCCGTTTGGGAACCCAGCTCCTTTACAGTGTCGAATCATTTCTAACAAAACACCGCGAAGCGATAACCTGGGAGTGAGTTATGGATCTCCTCAGAGTTCTTTTTGCAATGATAATAGTGACACTTTTAGTCATAGCTATTCGGAGAATAGACGACAAAATCACCACATGGTGGAGTCGAAGGAAGCGGGGACGAGAGGATGATTGACTTCTTTTTCGGATGGATTGACGGGGCCTCGTTTGTCGCGGGGGCCGCGTGCCTCATGACGACTTTGGTATTTATGGCGATGAGACGAGAGAAGAAATTGGAGGAAAAGAAAAAATGACTATCAACACAGACCCGGCCACAGTCTTGATGCCACATTCTGACGCCCCCGCGCACGTCTGGGCCACCACAGCGGGAACATTCTCCGGGATGCTCCTGCTGGAGCGGGAGAAGACAAAGAAGCTGCAAGACGAGCTGAAGGGCAGTCGTGAGGACTTCCGCAACGCTCGCGCTTTGCTTTCTCGTGCATTCAGTGAATATCTGTTCAACATTGAAGACACCGACGGGCTGACGGATGAGATTGAAGAATTCCTAGACAGCACGGAGGGCGAAGGGTGATCCTATTTATTCCTCTTTCTTCGCAGAGCAATTGGAGTGATAAATGATGTCATTGGAAGAAATTAAAGCCCATGATGGGAAAATAAAAAGCCCAGAAGAAATCATAACGGATCTGCAGCGTGGGCTTGCTGCTACAGTTCAGCTTTACGCGGATAAAGCCACAGAAGTTTTTAATATGCGGCAGGAGAGAAACACTCTCATCGGACAGATCGACCACTTGAGAGAGAAGAACAAGTATTATCTGGAATCTTTCTTCAAGGCGAAGCAAGAGCGCGACGAGGCTAGGGAGATTGCGGAGTATTCCTTGGAAGACCTCGAAGGAAGCCTGTCATATGAGCGTGTGGCCGACGCCGTGAAGAAGTGGAAGGGGGAGGCTGCCAATGGCCCGTCATAAGGCTGTCTGCGAGCGCTGCCTGGGTCCTCTCACAGGGGAATCCGGGAGGAATGGCCTCACAGTTTATGTGCGCGACTACGAAAAAATGACCGTCGCCCGAGACTCTGTTTTGCTCTGCACCAACTGCCGCAAGGGGTTTTTGGATTGGCTGACACGGAAGGAGAAAAGCGATGAGCCTACTAGAAAGATGGGTTGAGAATTTGATGGACGCAAGAGGTTGGAGCTACGACAAAGCTAAGACGTATGTGGAGAAGGAGACACGGAAAGTGGAGGAGCCCCCGAAGACTTCCCGGCTGATCCTGCCCAGCACGGGGCCAGGGGCCTGCCCTGTCTGCAATGTAGATGGGGACTGTGAGCACAGGGCGTGGGTAAACAGCATGATAGATCCAAGAAAGTGAGGCACATATGATCGCAGCATTTCTAGCCCTGACAGCATCTATGCATTCCCCCGATGCCTACTGGATCTGTGGAAGGAATCCCACAGAGCAATGCTTGATAGCTGTTGACACTTGTTTACGTCACTGGGAAGACTCAGGATTGAGCCCTGACGAAGTGTTTGAGTATTGTGCTGAGACGACAGACCCGACGCTAATTCACTGGACGGAACCAAAGCAGTGAAGATTAACAGTTGACGTGTGGGTTTATTCAATCTAACGTCAACAGTTGTAGACGGGAGATTTGAAAAAAATGGTTAGCTTAGATTCCCTCAAAATATTAGAAGAGACCGCGAAGATTCTTGGAGGCTGGGACAAACTGCAAGCCCGTCTCCAGGTCTCGCGCCAATGCGTTTGGCTCTGGCAGACCGGAAGCCGAAACCCCCGCGCCGAGACGGTGTTGACCTGCATCGCAATTTGCCAACGCTCCGAAGCATCGCGCAAACGGCACCGCGAGGAACGGGAGTCACTGGAGGCCGAGTTCTCATGACGGCCACCCTAAAGATGTTCTTGCCCGTCACCCCTTTTGGGAAGCAGCGGCCCCTTGCCTCGCGCAGGGGGGATCACATCCACATGCGCACCCCAGAAAAGACCGTAAGCGCGGAGGCCGAGATCCGCTTGTGGTTCAGGACGAACTACCCTCACCACATCCCCTATGATGGCCCGTGTTCGGTGTCTGTGATTTGCTGGACCGAGCGTAAGAACGCAGATAAGAAGCGGGCATTTCCTGCAAAAAAGCCCGATCTCGACAATACCTGCAAACTCATCTTTGACGCATTCAACGCCATCGTATGGGTGGACGACTCCCAAGTTGTGTCCCTGCATTTCGTCAAGCGGTATGCGGAAACCGGGAACGCTGTGGGCTACTCGGTGTCCGTGGAGCACCTCCGCACGCGAGACGAGAACGAGGGCAAGAGGCCCAAGAAATCTCTCCTGGCTGAGTTCTCATGACGGACGAGCTGCAAGCATTCGCCATAGGATTGGCGCGTCCCTCGTTTTGCGAGGTACAATTGCAGCGATTTCTAAGAATCTGCGACGAACGCAACGCGATCACTCGGCAGGATGTTGAGCAGGTCTATAGAGAGATGCGGCAGGGGGCCAGGGAGGGCCAGCGTGACAACAGACGACCGAAAATTGTTAGATGAGCTTGCGGGAGGCTTTAAAGTCTTGCCACCCGTTCCGAGTTTCGGGGGCCGGGTAGACCCTCTCCCGGCGCACCTCTCCGAGATCCATCTGAGCTGCGGGACAGACCTCCGGAGCGCCACCCTGGCAATGGCAGCGGAGCTTTGTTCCTCCGGGCTGGACGTGAACACGGCGGCGATGCGATCCGGATTTATTCCAGCAGAGATCACCACAGCAATGGAACGCCATCCCGAAGTGCTCCGAGCCCTCAACAGGGCATGGGCTACCAACGTGGCTTGGTGGGTGCGCCGGATTCGTGACGCTGCGGAGCGGGGAGACCTCAAGGCCACGCAGTTTTATCTGGAGCGGTCGCTCCCCTCGCTTTTTGCCGAGGTCAAAGCCCTGGCTCGGAAAGATCTGCCTCCCATGCGCTCGGCCGCGGTCACCCCCCAGCACGGCGGGTGTGTTGAGGACTTGACGGATGAGGAGCTGGTGAGACTCGCGGAGGGGTCTCCCGAATGACAGCAAAGGCGAAACTGGAGATCCGTCGCCGCGACTTTCATAGGTTCGTGGAGAAAACCTTTCCCGACTTTACGGATGGCTGGGTTTACCGCGACCTCTGCGAACGGCTCCGACAATTCATGCTCGACATTCGCGCCGGGAAATCTCCGCGCCTTATCGTGTGCCTTCCCCCGCGCATGGGAAAATCCCAGATCACATCCATACGGTTTGCGCTCTGGTGTCTCCTCAATAATCCGCGTTGGGAAATAATCGTTGCGAGCTACGGGCAATCCCTCTCCAATAGATTTTCCCGTTTCACCCGCTCCCTCATGGAAAGTCACCCGTATATCGAAACCCTGTGGCCCGATATTCGCCTTGCAAGCGGACACGAGGCTGTTGAGGAATGGAAGCTGGAGCGCAAGGGTGCGCCAAGCTATTTGGGGGGAGGAACCTATCGCGCCGTAGGTCGCGGGAGTGCCATTACTGGATCCGGTGCCCACTGCTTTGTTTCTGGGACGAGGGTAGCGTGTAACGGGTGCTTCCGCAACATAGAAGATGTTAGACCCGGTGACCTTGTTCTTTCGCTTAACCACAGAACAGGATCTCCCGAGTGGAAGCCGGTTCTAGCAACGAGCGAAAGGAAAACCTGTGGAGAAATATACACAATCAGGACCGAAGGTAACAAAAAATTCCAATGTACTTCCGACCATAGGATATTCTCCGGAGACCGCTATCAGGTCGCCTCTGCCTGTTCTGTCGGCGACGGACTTGTTGCCCTTGCAGGTGTTCCAGGAATGTACGATGTGTCAGAAGATATTCACGGCTCCCCGTTGCGAAGTGATGAAAAAGATACGAAGGGGATACCGAGACCTGTATTGTTCTGCGAGCTGCTCGGAGGCGCACCACGCGGTAAAGAATCGCAGGAAATGCATAGTTTGTGGAGAGAGCACTCCAAAGAAAACCCAGAAATATTGTCCAGGGTGCCGGGCTTCTGTGAACTTCAAGGAGCTGGACCCAATCCCGTGCCCAATCTGTCAGAAGATGTTCCAGCCGAGACACAGGGCTGTTTTGGTATGCTCAATGGATTGCAAGAATCTGCTTCACTCACGGAGAATGAGGGGGGACGGGAATCCAAAGTTTGTTGCGGGGAAGTGCTACACAGTTCTGTTTCAGAAAATTACGGATCTGATTTTAGAGCGAGACGGCAATACATGCCAAGCCTGCGGGTGGGAAGCTCAACTGATTCATCACATAGACCACAGCAAGGAGAACAATGCTCCTGCCAATTTAATCTCTCTCTGCAAAAGCTGCCATGTCACGCACCACAAGTCACATGTGACGCCATTTCCTCAATTGAAAGAGATAGCTTTGGAGAGGTCTCGGTCTATGACATCCAGGTTGAGGGCAACCATAACTTCTTTGCTGAAGGAATACTTGTCCACAACTGCCTCATCTGCGACGATACCCTAAAGGACTTTGAGGAAGCGGAAAGCCTCACCACACGCGGAAATCTATGGGATTGGTACTCGTCAACAGCCCGCACCCGTTTGTCTCCCGGTGGCGGTGTGGTGATCGTCCAAACCCGCTGGCATCCAGACGATCTCGTGGGCCGACTCCTCCAGGAGGAGAAAAACAACCCCGAGGCCGATAAGTGGGAGCTGGTGGAGTATCGCGCCCTCGCGGAAGAGGACGAGCCCCAGCGGAAAGCCGGAGAATCCATCCTGCCCGCCCGCTGGAGTGCTGAGGAGCTGAAGAAAACCAAGGCCAATATGGTGCCCAGGTGGTGGGACGCCCTTTATCAACAGAGACCCGTTGCACGCGGAGGAAACCTCTTCAAAGAGATGGCGTTTAGGCGTTATCTCGCGGCCCCGGCGCTGGAAGAATTCGACCAGATTATCCAGGTGTGGGATCTTCGGTTTGGAAAATCCCAGGCAAAGACCTCCTCCTTTGTGGTGGGCTGGATTATTGGGCGCAAAGATGCCCAATTTTATGTGCTAGACGAAGCCCGAGACCGCTGGAGCTACGCGGAAAGCCGAGATCAATTGCGCTGGATGACCGAGCGTTGGCCCCAGGCCATTGCCAAGATCATAGAAAATAAAGCCAACGGCCCCGCAATTGAAAGCGATCTAGAGACAGAAATCCCAGGAATTGTGCTCTTTGACCCCAAGGGGGACAAATATCAGCGGGCCGAAAGGGTTCTGCCCCTCTGTCTCGCGGGAAATGTTTACCTCCCTGCGGATGAGGTGGCACCCTGGGCCAAGGAAGCCCTACAAGAGATCATCGCATTCCCTCGCGGTGCGGACGACGACCGCGTTGACGTGCTGTCTATGGGCCTCGGGTGGTTTATGGAACGGGACGCGCAGAGGTGCGAGGTTATCCCTCTTTGATGTATCCTGTGAGGAGCATGGATTGCTTTTCAACACGGGGTACAGACGCATGGATGCGAAATCTGATCACCGGGTCGCCACGTTAGACAGTGGCGGCTCCAAATCATTATCAACCTGGGAAGATTCGATTGCCTCCGATGAGGCAGGCATGAGCGGTGGCGCGTGGGCCATGGAAGAGAAGGCGTTGCTGGACGGCCACACCCTCATGTCTCTCTTCTATTCGGAGGATTGGGTATTTATTGTTGCTGATCTCATTGGGCGGCAATTCTCTTCGCCATATCCTCGCGTCATGAAGCGCGTGGTGGAGAACGGAAAGCAGATTGCACGCCCTGCCGAGGGCCACCCCATTCAAGCGGTGCTTGATGATCCCGCCGAGTATGGTGACGGGCCATCGTTCTGGTATCGTGCCGCTATTTACGAATGCATTTTGGGAAATGCCATCATGTGGTACATGAAAAGCTCCAAGAAATTCTTTTTGGTGCCGACCCAAAGCACAACCATTGAATTTAATGAAAAAGGTTTGCCGGATAAATATCTGTGGATTCCCGATTTCGGCCACGATCCAGGGGCGCAGCATAGAGCTGTTTCCTTCAAGCCAAGCGAGATTCTCCATGTCCGAAGGCCCAACCCCGGCTCCCCGTGGTGGGGACTTTCCCCGTTTATTCCCGGACGGCGCTCCATTCTGTTCAACCGTTACAGCGGAGAATTTCTGAACACGTTTTTCACCAAGGGCGCGACTCCCCAGGTGATTATTGAAACTGAGATTGCCTACAATAACGCGGATGCCATCGCCACCCTGGCAAAATCTTTTGAGCTTTACAACACGGGCCGGGGAAACCAACGGAGGCCCCTCGTGTTGCCCAAGGGGGCGAAGGCCTCCCAGGTAAATATGACGATCACCGATGCCAAATTGGTGGAGCTTGTGAACCAAAATAGAGAGGTTCTCATTAACCTCCTCGCGGTTCCAAAGCACGCGCTGGGCCTCCAGGAAACTGGCAGCCTCGGCAGCGAAGAGCACACGACGGCGCTTAGGTTTTTCTGGATGTCTACCATTGCTCCGATGCTCAAACGATTCGCTTATGCCCTCACGAAATTCATGCGGCCCTATCTTGGCGATGACCATTTTATTGATTTTGATACCACGGAGCTGTCTCTTTTCTCCGAGGACTCAGGAAGAAAAGCCGATACCGCCGCGAAAATGCTTGCAACGCACACCATAAATGAGGTGCGCTCGGAGCTTTATGAGCTGGACGCCATCGAGGGCGGGGATGTGGTGTTGGAGCTGGAGCGCTTGAAAAAAACGAGCAATCCTCTCGGAGCCGCGCCCGCCCCAGCCCTTCCCGCAGAGCAAACCTCCCCCGCTGTCGCAGCTCTCCCCGCCGAGCCCACAAAGCAAGCGGACGGAACGCAGGAAACTCCTCGCGCTAAATATCAAAAAGCGGATGACCTCCGCGCCTCGGAAGATGGGCAGGCCCATTTCAAAGCTGTTGACGAAGAGCTGGCAAGGACCGAGGGAGGGCTGCAGAAGTGGACCTTGGAGCAGCTCATCTCGCAGGTGAAAGCGGCCCTCTCTGTCGTGAAGGACTCCGGGCTCTCGCGCTCCAAGGACTCCTCCGAGGACCCGCCATTTGATGAGGATGTTCTTCGTGCGCGGATTGAACAGTCCATGGAAAAACTCAAAGCTCCCTGGGTGGAGGGATTTGCAGAGAAGCTCTCCGATAGTGTGGAGACGGGCTACGGCTCCCAGCTCCGCATGATCTTCTCCCCCCAGGCCCGTGAAGCTGTGGCGGCCCTCCAAGCGCGAGATGCCAAGGGGCGCTCGGAACTTCTGAAGGCTCGGGGATTGAAGAGTTTCGCATGGATTGCCGAGACCACCTCGGAGAATATCGTCCGCTCTATTGCCAACGGCATGGCGGAAGGGCAGACGGTCCCAGAAATTATCCGAGGCATCACGGAGAAGGCTCCGCAGATTCTCTTTAATCGTGCGCGAACCATTGCCCGCACGGAAACACTGACCGCAGTCTCAATTGGCCAAGGAGCGGCCCTCAAGAACGCGACGTCAGTCATTCCGGATCTCAAAAAAGTCTGGATCACCGCAAAGGATAACCGCGTCCGAGGCAATCCGGACGGACTTTATCCCGACTCCAAAGCTGACCACTTTGAACTGCACGGGGACGTCGTGGGAGCCAATGAAAAGTTTTCCAATGGCCTCAATTACCCGCGAGATACGAAGGCTGGGAGTGCTGCGGAAGTCGTGAATTGCCGTTGTACCGTTGCCATGGTGGCCCCAGAAGACCTTGACCAAGTAAACGTCTAAACCAAATTTCCAGGGAGGGAAATATGACAGACAAGAGTAAGAAATATCGCAGGTGTGGAGAGGCCGTCAAAGCCACAAATGAAGGTGGCGACGTGACCATCCAGGGATGGGCCAACAAGGCGGTTGTGGACGACATGGGCGATCTCATGAAGTTTGACAACGTAGACCTGCAAAGATTTGAAAAAAATCCCATCATGTTTTTTAATCATGATAGGAACTTTCCCATCGGTAAATGGACCGAGTGGAAGATTACCGAGGAGGGGCTCTGGGTTAAGGGCGTGATTTCCAAGAGTGCCGACCGTGCGCTCTCTTATATTCGTGACCTCATCCAGGAAGGCATCCTCAAAACTCTCTCCATCGGGTTCGACCCCAAAGAAGAGACCTACAACCGCGCTGCGGGCCACAACGAGATTGGCAATTGGAGATTAAACGAGGTCTCTGTTGTCACCCTGCCCGCCAATATCGAGGCAGAATTTTCCCTGGCAAAGGCCCTCGGAGAAGCTCCGACCCTCGACGCTGCCCGCGAGGCTGTGCTGAAGGCGCTTGGGGAAGAGAAGGCCGCCAACAAGCCGCAGGGAGAGGACCCCGTGGAGCCCAAGAAGCCCGAGGAGGCCCCTGCCGAAGGCAATCCCACCGAAGAGCCTCCTGCCAATAAGGCAGATGGCGAGACCGATCCTGAAAAACCCGCCGAGCCTACGCCCGAGGAAATGCACAAGAACGCTTTCCAGGATTGTGTCTCTGCGAAAATTCCCAAGCTCCTGGAGGATGGCAAATCGCAGGATCAGGCTGTCGCGACGGCCATCGCCATGTGCACCGAGGAAGGAAAATGCAAGCTCGAATTCCTCTCCAAGGAAAATATTGACTTCGCCCGTTCTGTTGCCAGCAAGGCTTGCGAGCCAAAAACCCCCGAGGAGAAGAGCAAGGAGGACCCGGCCACGCCCGTTCCCCAGCCCACTGACGATCCCTCGAATTTCGGCAGCCCCGAGATTGAAATCATGAAAACAGGGATCGCGCTCCTCGGGAAAATTGCCATCCAACTGGAGACGATGACAGCCAGCTTGGAGAGATTGGGCGAGCGGCTTGAAAATGGGGGCGAGACAAGCCAAAATAGCAGCAGTACGTCTGAGCCCTCGCAAACTGACACCTCGG